TATATTTTAAAATAAATTGTCCTATATTTTAAAATATAATTAATTAAAAATAAAATTATGGCAGTAAAAAGAACAACAATCGAAGGAACAAAAATTCTATGTGAAATAGAATCAAGTAATTTAAAATCAACTGAATATGACACCGAGTCAAAAAAATTGGTAGTTGAGTTTAAAAATGGTATGAAATATGAATATGATGAGGTCCCTCACAATATTTACGCACAATTCAGGTTATCAGATTCACAAGGTAAATTTTTTAATACTCAAATTTCAAAATCATTCAAATATAAAAAGATTTAATAAATAATTTTTGCCTAATATTTATATACATGGCAATTGACAAAAAAATTATTAATAGCTTTTATCTACAAGATGAATTGAATCCTGAAGTTTGGATTAAACCAAAATCCAATAAAGAAGAAAACGCCAAAGATTATAAATTAAAACCAGAAATTAGAGAAAGACTATTAAAAGTTGGTGAATTATTTATTGATTATTTGGATACCGATTTATTTGTTCACGATATTATTTTTGTCGGATCATTGGTTGGATATAACTGGAGTGAATATTCTGATTTTGACATTCATGTGGTTATTGACTTAAACGATGCCGGTAAAGATAGGGAACTTTATGAAGAATTATTTAGGTTAAAAAAATCATTATTTAATGCTGCTCACAACATAACAATAAAAGGTTTTGAAACAGAATTGTATGTTCAAGATTTAAATGAAGATAACGAAAGTCAAGGTGTTTATTCGTTAATTGAAAATAAGTGGTTAAGAATACCAAAATTAAAAGAATTTAAAATTGACGAAAAAAAATTAAAATCAAAAATACAACAATGGATTGATATAATTGATGATGTGTTAGAAAATGCACAAGATGAAGATATTGAAGGTGCAGTTAAATTAGTTAAAAAATATAGGGAAAAACTTAGAAAATATAGAACATGCGGATTACAAAAAGAAGGTGAATATTCATATGAAAATTTAGTTTTTAAATATTTAAGAAGAAACGGTTATATTGGAAAATTAGAAGATTTTAAAAATAAGTTTGTTGATAAAAAATTATCATTAGAACAGGAAAATAAGGAATAAATTGTAAATTATTAATTAAAGATATATTTATATAATAAAATCATGTAAATAGTTAAAAATATTTACACTATTAAACATTAAAAATAAAAATAATATGGGAGATTTAAAACCACTTGGCAGCGAAAAATTACAAGGTTTAGATAAACTTAAAAGAATCATGGAAATTGCCAAATATAATGAAACACCAAAACAAGAAGTTAATGACCTTTCAACTACAAATTATACTATTCAGTTAGCTGATGGTTTAACTTATGGTATTGTTAAAGAAAAAGGTGGTTATACAATAAAAAAAGGTCTAAACGAATCTTTTTTAGAGTATTCTGAACCAATGAAACAAAGAAAATATTTCAGATCTTATTCTGAAGCAATGAAAAAATTAAATCTTACAGCTGCCGAACTTAACAGAGTTCATGGTAATGATGAAGGTATTTCTTTAATTGGTGAACAAGAAGGTCAAAAAAAAAAGTTCATACTAAAACTACCTAAAAAAGTAGACACTAAAACTCCTGATGTAGGGTCTGAACCGACAGTTGCACCACCGGCACCACCTGCTAGTTCTACCCCTGAACCTGTACCTGCACCACCGGCTGATGATGTTACTGGTATGGGAAATGAAACTTTACCGGATATGGGAGCAGAAACACCATCAGATAATGTTAGTCCTGATATGGGTGCAGAAATGGGTGGTGAAGAACCAACAATGGGATCAGAAACACCTGAAATGGAAACTGAAGAACCTAGCGAAGATGATTTTGATCTTGGTAGTGAAGAAACGAAACAACCATCTTTTAAATCAATACAAAGACTTACAGGTAAACTTAGTCAAAGATTACGTCAATTTGAAAAAGATAAAAATTTAGAATCAGATGATATTAAATATGTTTTAAATTCAATTATTTCGGCATTAAATTTAGATAGTTTAGACGAAGACGATAAAGACGATATTTTATCAAAGTTTGATGGAGAAGAAGACGAATACGGTGCTGAAGGACCAGGAGAATTAAATGTTTCATCTGAAGAAGATTTTGATCTTGGAAGTGAACCATCAATGGAGGAAGAACCAATAAATATGGAACCAAAAGAAGAAATGGATATGTTTAATGAATCAATAGTTGAAAAAGTATTAAATGGTTACTTTGATATTAAACCATCAGAGAAAACAATTTTAGAAGAAAAAAGAAAAAAACAATACCTTAATGAAAAAATCAAAAACGCTAAAATTAAAAAAGAAGTAATTAAACTTAGTGAAAGTGTTTCACAAATGGAGGTATGTTTAGATTTAATTAAAGAAAACGCAAAATTTGTAGGTAAAACAAACAAAGAAAATATGGTTTTTATAAAAAACGGTAAACAAGTTAAAGTAAATCAAAGAGGTCAGATTATATGAATTTAGTTTATGTAAATGAATTAGGACCAAATTTCAGAGGTGATAATATTTACGAATTTATCTTTTCTGATGTTGATGATGTTTGGGGTGAGGATTGGGATGCTGAACCAGCAAATGGAAGACCACAACCACCTAATATAGATTACGTAAAAAAAGTTGGTGTTTTAAAAAATTCTGAAATTGAACTTAATTTAATTCAAAATTCAGATTTTTTTGGTGTTTATGATGCTGTTGATGGTGTAATAGCATTAGCTTGGGAAAAAGGTGATAGTGATGAAATTTTAATTAATAAAAGAAAACGTCTTGTCTTTCAATATGGTGATACTATTGAAAGTGTTGACGATAAATTATACGAAAGAGATATCGTATTAAAATGGGAAAAAAACTTAGTTAGTGATGAAACATATGAATAACAAAATTGAAAAATTATTACATGAAGGGTTTTCTATGAAAACTCTAACCTCTTTTAATGAAAAACAAATTGATGTTTTATATGAAAAAATATCAAAAAAAGAAACAAAAGAAGAAACAACCATAAGTAGCACAAAATATAATCTTAAAGATCCTACCGACCAAAAGAAATTCGTTGAAAAAGTTAAAACTACCGAACCAAATAAAGTTAAAATGAACCCAACTGATGATACCGCAACTGTTGGTGAATCTGAACTACAAGAAAAATCGGTTTCTAAAAAACAACAAAAAGCAATGGGAATCGCATTGGCTGCTAAACGAGGTGATATTCCTAAAAGTGAATTAAAAGGGGCTTCTAAAGAAATGGTTAAAATGTCAGAAAAAGATTTAGAAGATTTTGCATCAACAAAACACAAAGGTTTACCTGAAAAAAAGAAAAAGAAAACAAATGAAGTGGTTAAAAATCTTGAAGAAAGTATAATGAAATTAATTGAAAATCATCTACCTCCGACCACAACAAAAAGTGAGTTATTGAAAACAATTAAAAGTTACAAAAGATAATGAATGTCGTTGTCAAGAGAACAGGCTTTATTAGAATATGCTAAATGCGTAAATGATACACCATACGCACTTAAAACCTATTTACAAACTTACGACAATACACAATCCAAATATGTTCCATTAGAACTTTTTAACGATCAAGTTACTTTAGTTAAAGATTATGATGAGTGTGATGAAAATATCGCATTAAAATATCGTCAGGCTGGAGTTTCAACTGTAACTTCTGCATGGGCATCAAAAAAATTAGTTTTTGCTCGTAAAGAAAAACCTGAAAAAATTCTAATCATTGCAAACAAAATGGATACTGCCGTTGAGATGGCAAATAAAGTTCGTGCATTTGTTGATCAGTGGCCAAAATGGATGGGTGTTGGGTTTTCAACTGAAAAAAATTCACAAAGACACTTTAAATTATCAAATGGGTGTGAAGTAAAGGCGGTAGCAACATCAAAAGATGCCTTACGCGGTTATACCCCAACAATATTAATTTTTGATGAGGCGGCATATATAAACGCCGATGAAGATTTTTGGTCAGCATGTATGGCATCTTTATCTACAGGGGGTAAAGTTATTGTTATTTCAACACCAAATGGATTTGATCCAATCTATTATTCAATATATAGTCAAGCAATTAAAGGTATGAATGACTTTAGAATTACTGAGATGTATTGGTGGAGAGATCCGAGATATTCTAAAGATTTAAAACTTATTAAATGTAATGACATTGTTCATTATATGTTAAATAGGAATGACTATAAAGATGATGAAATTACAATAGATTATTCAGAAATAAAAATTAGTGATAGGGATTTTAATGATATTAAATTAAAATTAGAACAAGGTTACAAAGCCTATAGTTCATGGTTTGAAGCTATGGCTAAAAAATTAAAATTTGATAAACGTAAAATTAGTCAAGAACTCCAAAATAATTTTCTTGGGTCGGGGGATAATGTAATACCTCCTGAAACGATGAAATCCATTAAAGAAAATCATATTAGAGAACCTGAAAATAAATTTATGGGTGGTGTATTGTGGCAATGGAAAGAACCTGTTGCCGGTCACAGGTACATAATGGGTCAAGACGTTTCTAGGGGAGATAGTGAAGATTTTACGACTTTTACAATTATTGATTTTGACGAAAGAGAACAAGTTTTAGAGTATATTGCAAAAGTTCCACCTGATGTTGTTGCAGAAATTGCATTTAAATGGGGGACTATGTATAATGCATTTATTGTGACAGATATTACTGGTGGTATGGGTGTTGCAACATCAAGAAAATTACAAGAACTTGGTTATAAAAATTTATATGTCGATGGTGTAAATCCGGCAGATAAATGGAAGTGGGATCCTAAATCAAATGATAAAATACCGGGCATTAATTTTAATTCAAAAAGAGTTCAAATTGTTGCCGCTTTTGAAGAAGCTTTAAGACACAATTTTGGTGTAAGATCTCAAAGGTTATATAACGAATTAAATACGTTTGTTTACATTAATGGTAGACCCGACCACCAAAAAGGCCAACACGATGATTTAATAATGGCTATGGCTATGGCATTATATGTTGGTGAGACATCGTTTGCACAATTAGAAAAATCAACCGAACAAGCAAAAGCAATGTTAGAATCTTGGCAAGTAGAAACCAATAATTATTCTAATTCATATACCGATTTTAATCCCGGAACACCAATCATGAATAATCAAAATGACATTTATTCAAGATCACAAGTTTCTAAAAGTGATTATGAAAAGTATTTATGGTTATTCGGACCTAGAAGGGTTTAAATATTTCTTTTAGGTCTTATTTTATAAATAAAAAATTATGGCAGAACAAAAATATACAGTTTGGCAACGTTTGGGTAAGGTATTCGGTCCGAATTCACAAATGGATCAAGATACCCCGGTTTTCAAATTTGACAAAAAAGAATTATTAAAAACAACAGATAAAGTTGAGTTTGAAAGGGAACGACTTGAAGCTCAACAAACGATGTATATAGGAAAACAATGGCAGAAAGTTGAAAGTAACTTATACCAACAAGCAGTCTATTATGAACCAACAAGAATGGCGTCATATTATGATTATGAATCTATGGAATATTGTGTTTTTGGGGACACTAAAATTGCCACTCCTGATGGTTTTATAACCATAAAAGAGCTTGCAGATAAGGGTAGAGATTATGAATTTATAACTTACGCTTACGACCATAATCTTAAAAAGGTTGTTCCCGCAATGGCAAGAAACGCCCACTATACGAGAGATGAAATGACCTTTAAAATAACATTTGATGATGGGTCACACATCATTGCAACGTGGGAACATCAATTCATGAAAAGAGATGGTTCTTTTGAACGTGTTATGAATTTAAAACCGGGAGATTCTATGATGCCATTCTATAGAAAGTCTTTTTATAATAACCAAAAATATAATTGGGTTTATACGTGTAATTCAGACGAAGGTCATAATGGTTGGGTTTCAGAACATAATTTAATTGCCGAATGGTTTTATGATAGAAAAATTAACAAAGACGAAGAAGTTCATCACGTAGATTTCAATGGTAAAAATAATTTACCTGAGAATTTACAAATAATGAATATTTCAGAACATAGAGCTTATCATGCACGATTAAATAATGAAAAATTATGGGCAAATCCTGAATATAGACAAAAAATGTCTGAAGTTGCAAGAAGAACCGGTAAGTATAAATGGGAGGGTAAAAGAAAGGGTAAGGATAACCCATCATACATACCAATCGATTTTGATTTACTAATTGAAACCGCCAAAGTTTACGGTAATCAGAAAAAATGTTCTGAAATACTAAAAATTAGTTGTGCTAAAATTATTGATGAGATAAGGTTATATGGTTATACCGATTGGAATGATTTTACAAATAAACATAATATTACGTTACAAAAAAAAGAACCTGATAATACCCATATCCCTTGGGATAATATTATTTACGCAGCCAAAAAAAACCATACTATTTTAGAAACTGCGAATTATTTAGGAATTGGAAGAAGTAAATTGGAATCTACACTACAAAAAAATGGTTACAATACATGGGGGACTTTTATGGAAGCTTATGGTATGGAAAAATCAAAACCAGGTAGAAAAAAATTAGATGAGAATATTGTAAATCACAAAATTGTTTCTATTGAACCATATGGTGTTGTTCCCGTTTATGACTTAACTGTACCTGGTTATAAGAATTTTGCAACAGATACAATTTTTTCACATAATACACCAGAAATCTCAGCAGCTCTTGACATTTATTCTGAAGAATCAACAACACCAGACCAAGAAGGTCATATTTTAAAGATTTATTCTGAATCAAAAAGAATCAAACAAGTATTGGTTGATTTATTTATTAATAGATTAGATGTAAATACAAATTTACAAATGTGGACAAGAAACACATGTAAGTTTGGTGATAATTTTGTTTACTTAAAATTGGATCCAGAAAAAGGTGTGGTTGGTTGTCAACAATTACCAAACATTCAAATTGAAAGATTAGAAAAAGGGATGAGATTTCAACCGGACAAATATTCACAAGAAATGGAAAACGATGCGTTGAAATTTGTGTGGAAAGAAAAAAATATGGAATTCAATACTTGGGAAATTGCTCATTTTAGAATTTTAGGTGATGATAGAAAACTTCCTTACGGAACGTCAATGTTAGAAAAGGCTAGACGTATTTGGAAGCAACTTCTTTTATCTGAAGATGCAATGTTAATTTATCGTGTATCAAGGGCACCTGAAAGAAGGGTATTTAAAGTATTTGTTGGGAACATGGACGATAAAGATGTTGATTCATATGTTCAGCGTGTTGCTAATAAATTTAAAAGAGATCAAATTGCCGACCCAAAAACCGGTAACGTAGATATGAGATATAATCAATTAGCTGTAGATCAAGATTATTTTATTCCGGTTCGTGATGCTGCTGCAACAAATCCGATAGAAACTTTACCGGGTGGAACAAATTTGGCTGAAATTGCTGACATTGAATATATCCAAAAGAAATTAGTAACAGCATTAAGAATACCAAAAGCGTATTTAGGTTTTGAAGAAGCTGTCGGTAATGGTCAAAATCTTTCACTATTAGATATTAGATTTGCAAGAACAATTAATAAAATTCAAAAATCAATGATTGCTGAGTTAAATAAAATTGCAATTATTCATTTATTTTTATTAGGTTTTGAGGATGAATTAACAAATTTTACAATTGGATTACATAACCCATCAAAACAATCTGAATTACTTTCACTTGAAATATGGAAAGAAAAAATTGAATTATATAAAAACGCAGTTGCAGGTATTGAAGGAAGTGTTGCTCCAACATCAGCATCTTGGGCCAAAAAACACATATTTGGTTTTTCAGATGAAGAAGTTAGATTGGATTTACAACAACAACGTATTGAAAGAGCAGTTTCTGCCGAATTAACAAAAACTGCCGAAGTGATAACAAAAACAGGTCTTTTTGATAACATCGATCAACTTTACGGTAAAAAGGATGGTGAAGCCGCCCCAGCTGAAGGAGGTGAAGGTGGTGGTGGTGAACCTATGGGTGGAATGCCAGAAATGGGCGGTGGAGGAGCACCTCCCGCACCTGAAGCACCTGCACCTGAACCTGGTGGTGGTGTAACACCTGAAAGATTTGTTAGAAACGATTTAAATTTAATTTTGGAGGATAACTTATTTTATGGGAAAAGTTCTTTAGATCTTTCTAAAGGTAGGGTAACATTAACAGAAATTGATAGTAAATTAAATGATTTATTAAACAAGTAATATATTTATTAAATAAAATATTATGAGCACATTTGGAGAAATAAAAACTAAATTAGAAGAAGCGTCAATTCAATCATATAAAAATAAAAAGTTTGACGTATTCATGACGGCCTTTAAAAAATTGGTTTTGGAGAATAAAGATATTTGTGAATTGTATTACATATATGATGACCTTTCACAAAATAAAGGGTTAGATAAAGATATTGTTGATGATTATATTAATGAAAATGTTGAATATTCAAAAATATTAATTTCAGAAAACAAAGAAGTATTGGAAGTTTTAGGTTCATGGTTAAATGAAAATTATGAAACTAAAAATAACACATATAAAAATATTGACACATTAATTTACAATGATTCTATTAAAAATTTAGAGACAGTTTTAGAATGTAAAAAACAACTTAAAAATTCTTTAATAAAAGAAAAAGTTGAAAATAAAATTACAGAAACAGTAAATGTCCCTATTTCTACAATGATGAAAATGTATGAGTCAACTTTAAAAAATAAATTAACTTTAAGTGAAAGCGAAATAACTGAAATTTCATCAATAAAAAAATTAACAAAAGAAGAAATTGAAAATGAAATTAAAAATTTGAAAGAATCTGTTGTTTCTAAATTAAAAGTATCTTTAAACGAATCGGATGATAAAGAATTAAACACAACAATTAATGAAACGATTGATAAAATTATGGATACACAAATAGATCATTATAATTTATATAAACTAAGAAAATTACAAGAAAATCTATGATTAATTTTTTTAAATCTTTAATGAGTTCAAAAACTAATAGTTTATCTTCAAAAAGATTTGTTGGTATATTATGTGTTATAAGTTTAATTATTAGTTTAATGGTTAGTGTTTTTACCAACAAAAAAATGTGTCCTGACACAACATTGGTTAATACTATTGGTTTACTAGCGTTTGGTGCGTTAGGGCTAACCTCAACTGAAGCGATTTTTGGAAAAAAACAAAAGGAAGAAGAAAATCAGGATTCTTGATTTTTTTGTCTATACTTAGCTTTTTTAATTTCAGATCTTCTTTTAACTGATGGTTTAACAAATTCTTGTCTTTCTTGTAATTTTTGAATTTGTTTCGTCTTATAAATTTTAAACTTATAAGTTTTTAATGCTTGTTCTAAAGATTTTTCATTTTTTACTTGAACTATTATCATAATTTTTTTGGGTTTTACAATATAAATATAAGTATTTTTTTTAAATTTTGACAAGTGTTAAATTTTTTATTATAATTGTTAAAACAATAAACTTGTAAGGTATGAAAAATGAAAAAAGGAAAAACATCAAAACTAAACATTTTTGATGATGCGAAATGTCACTACGGAACCGTAGACTCAAAAGAATTAAAATCAATTTATGTGGTATTACAAACTTGGATAGAACCATTAACAGACGAAGAAAATTGGAACAGATTAACAGGGATATTAAAAAGACAAATATTACACACATTATTAGAGGTTGTAGATTTTACAACATTTGAAAAAAAACAAATTGTTGATTTAGATTTAAGAACAAGTGGGATTCAAAAAAATAAAAAAAGTTTTTTAAATTTAGAAATTACACTTTTTGTTCATGAAAAAACAATAGATTTTAAATCATTAATTTTAAGGTCAAAATTAAAAAAAATAATATCATCAATATATCACGATGACCTAAAAAAATCAAAGTATTTCACATTAAGTAAGACAAAAATTAAAGAAACCATAAGTTGATAATATTTATCATAAAAAATACTATGAAAATATTAGGACCAAATGATACAGGGAAGGGGATTCTTATCGAGTGGGATTCAGGAATTATCAACCCAAATGAATATAGAAACAGTCAAGTTATAAAAGAATCTTACGGACAGTTAGATCATTCAAAACCTTTTGTGTTTTATGCAACACTACAAAAATACGGTGTTCCAAATAGAAACGGAAGAATTTACCCAGAAAAAATATTAAAAAGAGAAGCTGAAAAATATAAAGAAATGATTAATAGAGGAATGGCTATTTCTGAACTTAATCACCCTGAATCTTCACTTATTGATTTAGATAGAGTTGCTCATCTTATTACTGATGTATGGTGGGAAGACAATGTATTAATGGGAAAAATTAAATTATTAACAACACCAGGTTTTCACGAAAGAGGAATTGTGTCATCAAAAGGAGATGTGGCGGCAAACATGATGAGACAAGGTGTTACTATGGGGGTATCATCAAGAGGTGTTGGATCTTTAGTTAAAAAAGGAGAACAAAATGAAGTTCAAGAAGATTTTGAATTAATTTGTTTTGACTTAGTTTCATCTCCATCAACTCCGGGAGCATATCTTTATTTAAATAAAGATGATAGACCAAAATATGAAGAAAAACTTACAGAACACGAAAATATTCAATCACCATCAAATACTTTAACAAAATCTGTTGACTTAATGAAAAGATTATCCGATTATTTGGGTAAATAAAATTATAAGACATGGATGAAAAATATTTTGTAGCAAGAGTAACCACTGATATGGTGGATGAAAACACAGGAAAGGTTAAAAAAATGAAAGAAGAAAAGTTAGTTAGGGGATTTTCACCTACTGATGTTGAAGCTAAAGTAACTAAAGC